AATCTCTACCCTACGAGGAACAATCGCAACCGCGCTAACTGATGATACGGCGTGGCAGGTGTTTTCCTTCCCACCTGCCACACCGCTTGCTAATAGCATTGTGGTGCAACCTGATGATCCATACATTGAGCCAAGCAACGACCATTACAAAACCATTAAGCCTAAGGTTAACTTTAAACTAATAGTGCTAACACCTATGTTTGATAACCAAGGCAACCTAATTAACATTGAAGATTATTATCTGAATATCGTAAACAAGCTGGAAGCATCGTCAATTGTATATTCCATTGGCACTTTCAGCGCACCGGCGGTCTTAACCGGAACAGCAGGCGACCTGCTATCCGGGGAAGTATCAATCAGCGTACTATCCGATTGGAGCTAAAACATGGCTGATATAGACAAAGAACGCGAGGCTTTTCTTGCCAAAATCGGCCAGGTTGAGCCAAGCGAAAAAGCACCAAAACCAACAACTAAGAAAGATGAGGAATAAGCTAACATGGCTGTATTTTTAAATAATACTGTTGGCCTTAAGATTAACGCGATTGATCTAAGTGACCACGTAACTTCGGTTACTCTCAACTATGCTGCTGATGAACTTGAAGTCACAGCTATGGGAGATACCGCACATAAGTTTGTCAAGGGTCTAGAATCAGGCTCACTAACTGTTTCATTACTAAATGACACAGCAACATCAAACGTACTACAGACACTAAATGCCGCATTCGGCACAACTGTTGCTGTAAAGATGGTACAAGCGAAAGTTCCAGCAGTATCGGCAACTAATCCGCTTTACACCTTTGATATTCTAGTCAACAACCTAACACCTATTAACGGAGCGGTTGGCGATATGGCAACACAGGATATTACTTTTACGCTAAACTCTGTAGTTACAAAAGCCGACACCGGCACGTTCTAATTCAACAAAGGGGCAAAAATGGCAAGAATAATAGTAACAAGGGCTGATGGAACTAAGAGCACACACTCAATAAGTCCATCTGTTGAATATGCATTTGAGCAGCAGTTTCGCAAAGGCTTTCACAAAGCTTTTCGTGAGGATGAAAAGCAAGAGCATATCTATTGGCTTGCATGGGAATGTCTACGCCGCGCAGATGCGCCTGATGTCAAACCTTTTGGATCAGCGTTTCTTGAAACTCTAGCTGCGGTTGATGTGGTGTCAGACGATTCCCCAAATGGCTGACGCGCGATTCCTTTACGTATAGAGTTGCTCAGTTGAGCATCCATACTGGGATCGCGCCTAGCGAGTTTATTAACATGGACACAGATTTGCTTAAGGCTTTTTACGAAGTCTTAAAGCAGCAGGCAAGAGAGCGAGAGAATGCCAACAGAGGTAAAAGGGGTCGTAGAGGCTAGGAAGATTTTGCGTAAACTAGCCCCTGAAACCTTAAAGGCATATAACAAAGAGATTGCTGCGCCTTTAAAAGCCATTACCCAGGCAGCGCGCAATGATGTGCCAGGCACAATAGATAACCTATCTCGCTTTAATTATCCAGGCTATGAGCGCAAGAGCCGTACTGGTCGCAACCGCGCTTTTCCTAGCTTTGAAGCCAATGTAGTTAGACGTGGCTTGACTTATTCGTTAGCAAAAAGTAAAAGCAATAGAAGTGGCTGGTCATCACTTGTCAGTTTATTAAACAAATCTGCCGCTGGTGCAATCATAGAAACTGCTGGAAGGCAAAACAGATATGGCAGCTCGCAATCAAAATCTAACAACCCTGATGCCGGTAGAGAGTTTATTGCTAACCTAAATAATGGCATTGGTAGCCTAGAGCAGACCGGGCGCACAGCTAAGACATCTGGTCGTTTGATGGGTAGGAACTTGGCTGAGGATCAAGGAAAAGCCAAGGCTACAATTTTAAAAGTATTGCAACAAGTAGCAGTTAATGCCAATGCTGAGATAGCGAGGTTGTAACGTGGCAATTGTATTTCCTATAGTCACCAGCTATAACGACAAAGGAACAAAGAAGGCAGATGATGCCTTCACCAAGTTAGGCAAGAAGTTCCTTGCCGTATTCTCAGTTACTAAAGTTGTACAGTTTGGCAAGGCTTCTGTACAGGCGTTTAGCGATAGCACAAAAGAAGCGCAATTACTAGCCACACAGTTAAACGCGGTCAACCTAGGATTTGCTTCACCATTTATTAATGATTTTATAGACAAGTTAGAACTGGCTACCGGCGTTGCAGGCGATAAGTTAACTAATGCATTTATCAGCCTATCTCAAGCTACAGGTGATGCAAGCACAGCACAAAAGATTTTAACAACTGCTTTAAATGTTAGCCTTGGAACTGGCAAAGATTTACAGACAGTAAGCAACGCTTTGCAGCGAGCTTACAAAGGCGAAACAACTGCACTAGCACGTTTACGCATTGGCTACACTACAGCTGAGCTTAAAGGCAAGAAGTTTGATGAGGTATTAGAGGATCTACAGACTAGGTTTGATGGCGCAGCAGGTAAAGCAACAGACACCTTTGCAGGCAAGATGCAAAGACTTGCAGCAGCAGTTGAGCAAGCCAAAGAAGCATTTGGAGAAGGTTTAGTATCTGGACTTGAAGATGCCGATGTCAGCATTGAGGAATTGCAAGAAGGCATCATAAACCTAGGTAAAGCACTAGGTACTTTAAGCGCAGCAGTAGTTGAGTTTGGTAAAGATGCAGAAGATACTTTTAGGGGCATTACAGAAAGCAAAGCAGCTAAAGCTGTAATGGCTTTGTTTGAAGGTTTGGTGCGAGGCGCTGGCTTTATAGTTACCGGTGAGCTAGTTCCTACTATGGATTCAGCAAGTGCTAGGTTAGCTGGTCAGCAAGCAAGAAAAGAAGCAGAACAAAATAGGGCTAGGCTAAGAGCACAAAACGCATTAACAAAAGCTGAGAAGCGAACAGCAATAGAAAAATTAAACAATGAAAAAAAGATTACATCTGAAAAGAAAAAACAGAATACAGAATCCAAGATTATTGATGAAATCAATAAGCGGTTTGAAATGGATCGTATACAAATTGCTGCTGCCCTAGGCGGTCAGATTAATGACGTAGAACGCCTACGCTTAGAGCTAATGCAAGCCATTCTTGATGAGGATGTGAAACGAGCCATCATTCTTGAAGGTCAGTTAATTAAAGCTGAGGCTGCTGCTGCTGAGTTGGCATTGCTATTAGATAGCCTAGATGAAATGGTTGGAGATCCGTTTGCTGATTGGCCTGGCACAATTACACGTATTCAGGAATTGCTTAAGACACTTAAAATCAAAATACCTATTGAAACCCTATTTGCTGAAAAAGGATTAAAGCTAGACCAAGAAAAGATGACAGTTACCAAGCTTGAGCGCATGGATGTTAACGCTACAAATGTTTACATTAATGGTGCAAGGCCGCTTGATAAGTTTGTTAATCCATTTGTACCAGGAACTTTAGAACATGCTGTAGAGGAAGGTGTAAAAGCAGACTTGGCTGAATCAGATGCAGCCGCTTTATTAGCAGAATCTGAAGCTGAAGCAGCCCTAATTGAATCTGAATTAGCGTTGCAAGAAGCAGAAAATGCAATTAGAGATGCTGAATTGGCTGCGCTTTTTGCCAGATTAGGTTTAGATTCTGAAGGAAACCCGGTAACAATAAATGTAACAGTAGAAGGCTCAGTAATAGCAGCTGAAGATCTAGCCGAAACCATTACTGACATTCAATACACTTATCAGAAAACTGGAAAGGGCTTGCTGTTTAGCAGCATAGCTATCTAATGCCAGCACCTACAGTAAGAGTGTTTGTTGACTTTGATAGCGATACCGCATTTGAAATCAACCCACTTATCTTAGATAGCCTTACTGAAGGTATCCTAGGCACTAATACTCTTGGCTCTGGCACATTACCAGTTGAGATAACAAACCTAGTAACAAAGATAAACATTCGCAGGGGTCGTAACCGCATCACATCTAAGTTTGAGGCTGGAACCGCTAACGTAGTTCTCTATGATCAGAATGGCGATTGGAATCCCACTAACCCTAATAGCGCCTACTATCCTAACCTAGTACCGCTAAGGCAAATAATCATATTTGCTACTTATGCCACCAATGATTACTTCCTGTTTTCAGGCTTCATCACCAATTACGATACTGGATTCAGGCAAGGCAATGAAGAACTAAGCACAGTTACCCTTAAATGCGTGGATGGCTTCAAACTTCTTGCAGGCTCAGCCATAGACACAGTAGCAGGCTCAGGGGTGCAGCTCTCAGGGGCTCGCGTGAATGCCATCCTAGACGAGATAGAATGGCCTATAAGCCTACGCAATGTAGATACTGGTGATTCAACCCTACAGGCAGACCCAGGAACCGCCAGAGATGCCTTAGAAGCCTTATTTACAGTAGAGCAGAGCGAGTTTGGCGGCATCTTTGTGGATGCCAATGGCAAGGTAGATTTTGTAAGCCGTAACAATCTAATCTCTAACCCAGCCTTCCCGGTCTATGAGTTTAGTGATCAAGGCGTGGACATCTCGTACACAAATGCAGTAGTAGCGTTAGACGATACTACGCTTATTAATGACGTAACTATTACACGCTTAGGCGGTACAGCTCAGAATGCCTTTGACCAGGATTCAATTGATAAGTTCTTCCTTCATTCAGGCACACGCTCAGGCATATTAGTACAGACAGATGCAGAGGCTTTAAATCAGGCTCAAGGCATCCTAGCCACACGCAAAGACCCTGAGATACGCATAGATAGCATTCAGCTGAATCTCTATGATGATGCCAACCCCAATAAGCCTTTAGCAGGCATAGACATAGAATTACTAGATGGGGTAACAGTTACCAAGACTACCCCAGGCTCTAGCAGCGTGGTGCAATCAAGCCTAGTAAATGCTATTCATCACGACATTACCAAGTCATCCTGGATGACTACCCTATACACAACAGAACCGCTACTGGCAGGCTTTGTCTTAGATTCCGATATATCGGGTATACTAGACACAGACGTGCTGAGCTACTAAGGAGAACAAATGGCAGGCGCAGGATATAAGTTGTTCAATACCGGGGATGTGCTTACCGCAGCCCAGGTCAATACGTATTTGAATGAGCAAACAGTTATGGTGTTTGCAAGCTCAGCAGCTCGCACAAGCGCGCTAAGCGGTGTATTGGCCGAAGGCATGATGTCTTACCTACAAGATACTAATTCAGTAGAAGTTTATGATGGTTCAAACTGGGTATCTGTTGGATCAACAGGTGATATAACTGGCATTACAACTGGCACAGATTCAGGTTTATCAGGCGGCGTTACTAGCGGCACAGCAACTTTAAGATTAAAACTAGAGTTTGATGCAGAAACAGGCACTACTTACACTTTAGTAGCAGGCAACCTTAATCAGCTAGTAACACTTAATAACGCAAGCCCAATTACTTTAACTGTACCGCCTAGCGTTTTTAGCGCGGGTGATGTAATAAACATAGCGCAGATTGGAGCAGGTCAAGTAACACTAGCGCAAGGCGCAGGTGTAACAATAACTAGCACAGGTGCAACCTCTAGCGCACCTAAACTACGCGCTAACAAATCTGCCGCATCTATTATCTGCACAGCATCAAATACATTTTTAGTTGTTGGAGATATTGCCTAATGAATATCTTGGGCATTATCGCCAGTTCTAAGTTTGGAGATGCTGGCGACTTTGAGTCTATTGCTACTACTACTGTTGGTAGCGGTGGCGCTGCTGATGTCACTTTTAGTTCTATACCTGCAACCTTTACGCATTTGCAAATAAGAGGTATTGCACAAAGTGGAACTACTCCTCGTATTTATCTACGATATAATGGTGATACTGGCTCTAATTACACTTATCATTTTTTAGAGGGTAATGGCAGTAGTGCCTCTGCTTCGGCTGGGGCAAATCAAACCGAAAATTGGTTATTTATCAATGGATTTATAGGAGCAAATGATATTTCTCCTTTTATTGTAGACATTTTAGATTATGCAAATACTAATAAATATAAAACTATTCGTTCATTACACGGCGGCGAAGATAACTCATCTGGCAATGTAGCCTTAGCATCTGGTTTGTGGCGCGATACTTCAGCCATTAACGCAATAAGGTTATTTGCATCAAGCGGAACTTTTACTCAATACACTCAGTTTGCCCTCTACGGAATACGGAGCGCATAATGCCTATAACTTATGAACCGATAGCAACGACAACGCTGGCTAATGCAACAACATTAACAGTTACTTTTTCATCAATTCCTGCTACATACACGGACTTAGTTGCAGTTATTGCTGGAACTCATACCAGCGCTTTAACTGCTTTTAGTTGCGATTTCAATAATGTTACATCAGGCGGAGTATATTCAAGAACAGTTTTAATAGGCAATGGTTCTGCTGCTTCAAGTGCTAGAAATAGCAGTCAGAATAATTTATTTGCAGGTCTTTTAGGAACAGGCCAGTCAAATACAATTATTAATATAATGAATTATTCTAATGCAACTACATATAAAACAGTGTTGAGTAGAATGAACGATGCTGGTAATACAGTTAGAGCGCTAGTTGGTTTATGGCAAGACACCGCAGCGATAAATAGAATTGATTTTACAATGGGTAGTAATTATTTTGGCAATGGGACTACCTTTACCCTCTACGGAATTAAGGCGGCATAATGGCTAACACATACGAGGCAATAGCCACAGTAACTGTGGGTAGTGGTGGGGCTGCTGATATTGAGTTTACTAGCATACCTGCGACTTATACGGACTTATGCTTAAAGGCATCGGTAAGAAACACAGCATCAAGCAATGTTCGCAATTTGCCAGTAACTTTTAACTCATCAAGTTCAGGTTATTCAGAACGCTTGCTTTATGGTGATGGGTCTGCTGCTGCTTCGATTAACCGAGCCTCTAGCGATTTTGCTTATTACTATGTAAACGCTGCAAGTTCCACAGCCAGCACTTTTAGCAATTTTGAGTTATACATTCCTAATTATGCTGGCTCCAATAATAAATCTGTATCGGCTGATTTTGTCACTGAAAATAATGCAACAGCAGCAACAAGTGGTTTACACGCAGGATTATGGTCTAACTCTGCTGCAATAACCTCTATAAAATTATCGGGTGATGGTTTCAACTTTGTCCAATACTCAACAGCCACCCTATACGGAATCAAGAAAAACTAAGAAAGGTAAACAATGCCAACCAAACTAATCGTAGATTGCTCAACTGGAGTAACTACTGAGGTAGAACTAACTGCCGAAGAAATTGCTCAGCGCGAGGCAGATGCAGCAGCATTTGCAGAAATCAAAGCAGCAGAGGAAGCAGCAGTACAGGCTAAGGCAGAGGCTCGCACAGAAATCCTAGCCAAATTAGGATTAACTGAAGAAGAAGCTAAGGTGCTACTTGGCTAAGTTGTGCAAAGCTGGGCAACAACTCAGAGAGCAGATTGATGATGCGTGGCCAGATAGAAGTAGAGTTGCACCAGAAGGGTGGCTCGGTGATCAACGTCATGCAGCGCGTAAGTCCGATCACAATCCAACTGCTGAAGGCATTGTACGTGCCATTGACATTAACGCTA